GATGCTCAATTGTATGGAAATGAGCTTGAACTTTTGAACCAGGATAATGAAGATCCGAAAGAAGTTGATGAGTCATGAATCAACAGGAAATCAATCGAATCTTAGATGAACTGGAAGCTAAAGCTGAGAAGTATATTGACATTGTTTTTGCTAAACGCTTAAAGTCGATACTTAGTCAGATGTTAGAAATGCATCGTAAGTTTGGCAGAAATGGCGAAGCTACTTGGACTGATGTTAATAAGTACAACCGATTCAACCAAGAAATGAAGTTAATTGCTCAACAACTTAATGCTGATTACAAAGAGATTATTAAGATCATACAAGCGTCAGAGGAACGTCTTTACATTGAAAGATACTTATTGATGGCTTATCTCTTACAACAGTCTACAGGTGAGGAAATGGGCTTTAAAATACCATCCACTGAGGTGATACAAGCAGCATTAACTAATCCAGTTGAGTTTCTAACGTTGCCGAAGATATTTGAGACCCATAGAGATGACATTATCAGGCGTTTAAACATCGAGATTGCACAGAGTTTACAAGCTGGTGAAAGTTACACAGACATGGCTATCAGGATTGAGAATGCTATGGGATGGACGAGGAAGAAAGCTATTTTAGTTGCTCGGACAGAGGGTGGCCGAATTAGATCACAAGTTGATTTAGCAATTGAAGAACAAGCAAGCAAATCAGCAAAGCTTACTAAAGTATGGATATCCTCACTTGATACCAGGGTAAGGAAGTCTCATAGAAAGCTAGACGGGCAGAAAGCTGATAAAGATGGTTATTTTCACTACGGTAAGTGGAAATCAAAAGCTCCAAGGTTATGGGGGATTGCATCGATGGATATTCAGTGCCGTTGCCATACGATTTACATGGTGAATGGCAAGTTACCGGAATACAGGCGAGGCAGAGACTACATGGATGATACTTACCAAAAGCAATTGGCCGCACGTATTGATGCTTATATGTCTGATCAAGGGCTAACTTACAGACAAGCTTTTAACAAAGCGTATCAACAGGTTAAACCGCCGAGTGTAACGGTGCCATTTATGAGTTATGAAGAGTGGAAGAAAAAATTTAGTGCAAATTGAAGTTTGAAAGTTTCTCAAGGGTAATCAAAATCATTTTGTAATTAAGTAAGGAAAGTTATATAAGAATTTTAATCGTGTGGTAAAATAAACCATAATAATGTATTGAAATAACAAAAAAACATTTAATTAGGAGGTGGATTTTATGAATGATAAGAAGAATAATAAATTACAAATTTTAGCGATATTGCTGATGATATCATTATTGGTTGGGGCATTTGTTATTTTTTACTTAGGTCATTACATGGTGGGTTCAGCTTTATTTGTAATTTTTATGCTTATTTTGAACGGTATTAGTAGTTGGAAGAAAATGAAAAATGATGAGTACATTCATTTGAAAAATTATAAAAATAATGAGAAATGGTAATTAAATTACTTATTCTGCTTTTTCAAAACTTGGTTTTTTCTCATGATATTAATCAAAATTGTTATAAACCTACACAAGTCATTCACTTAGAATGGCTTTTTATTTTTGTCTTTCCTCTCGAAGACGTTATAAAGAACGAGAACAAATACACTATTGAACAGTTTAGGGATTCATTCGAGTAACTAAATTGGGCAAGGAGGAAATCATGAATCAAAATCCATTCAACTTAAAAACCTTAATACCTTTAGATATTCAAATGCTTGCAGGAGAAGGAGATCCTAATCCAGAGCCAACGCCTGAACCTACACCGGAGCCAGCATCAGGAGGAAACGGTCAAGGGGCTGCATTGACACTTGAATCAGTTCAATCATTTCTAAATGACAATGATGAGGGTAAGAAATGGCTACAATCATTCGCTGATACTAGAGTAACTGATGCGATTAAAACGTACGAAACTAAAACTCTTCCAAAGAAATTAGAAGATGAGATTTCCAAGCGTTACCCACCAGAATCGGAGGAAGCAAAACAGTTACGTGACTTAAAAGCACAATTTGAGCAGTCTCAAAAAGAAGCTACGCGCGAAAAGTTAGTTAATCAAGCATTGTCTACTGCAACAGAAAAGAGTTTACCAGCTAAATTAGTAGAGTTCTTTGTAGGTGAGGATGCAGAAAAGACAACTGCTAATTTAGGCATCTTAGAA